TTTATACAGGGAAGCAACAGGGAAGCAACAGGGAAGCAACAGGGAAGCGGAATGGAACGAACGGATGTCCAGGAAAGGGAAAGGGAAAAGGAAAAGGAAAAGGAAAGGAGTAGGGCGAGGCGCGCGCACGTATTTATACACCCAAAAATCGATGATGTTAAAAAGTATTTTTCGGAGAACGGTTATTCCGAAGAAGCTGCAAAACGAGCGTATGAATATTACGACAAAGCAGACCCGCCATGGACAGACTCCAAGGGCAACAAGGTACGATCCTGGAAATCAAAAATGGTAGCCGTCTGGTTTAAAGACGAAAACAAGGGAAATGGAAAACGAATAGATCAGCACGGCGGTTTCGATAAGCGAAATTATGAGGGAACAGATATTTCCGGAATTGACTGGATCAACGGAAATAAAACACCGTGACAAGCACGGTGATGAGGTAATAAAAATGTCATTTATCAGAGGAAACAAGTTTTATTTCTCAGCTTGCCCGGAATACGAAGAAGAATGGAAGACCCGGAAGGCTGACGAAAAAAAACGCGTGAAAGAATCCCGAAAACGTCAATGGATTGAGCTTTGCCTGGATAATTGTGGAATTCCAAAACGATTCAGAGATTGTTCGTTTGAAAAGTTTAAGGCGGACAAAGAATCCGCGAAGGCTTTAAAAATTGCCGAACGGTATACCGAATCGTTTTCGGAAAGAAGGGATGTCGGCGCATCACTTATTTTTTGCGGAAAACCCGGTACCGGTAAAACCCACCTGGCATGCGCGATAGTCCTTAGCTTGATAAAATCCGGTATCTCATCAGCGGTTTACACGACTATTTTTAAGGCTATTCAGGCCGTTAAAGACACCTACCGAAGCCATGAGCGATCAGAGAACGATGTTATAAAAGAATTTGTTTCCCCTGGCCTTCTCGTGGTTGACGAGGTGGGCGTTCAGTATGGCTCAGATGCCGAAAAAATGATCTTTTATCAGATCCTGAACGGCAGATATGAAGACGTTAAGCCGACAATTCTTATATCCAACCTGACCGCAGCAGAGCTTACGGAATTTATCGGAGATCGCTGTATGGACCGGATGAAAGAGGGCGGCGGTATTGTCGTGCCGTTCACCTGGAAGAGCTATCGGAAATAAGGGGGACTATATGGAAGAACTATCTGATCCCGTGCCCATAAGCCCATAACAGCCAAGAAAGGAGAAAAATGAAAACAAACGTTGAAGATGCGTCAAGAACCGGACGCGGGGTCACCATTGGCAGGCGGCAGCTTCCGGAACCCACCGAAACCGAAATCACCAAGTCTATCCGGCAGTTTCTCAAAATCATGGGCGTCTTCTGCTGGAAACAATGGCAGGGGCCTATGAGCCAACCCAAGGGTGTGGCCGATATCCTGGGCATCTATCAGGGCCGGTTCCTGGCTATCGAGGTTAAGAGGCGCCTGGGCAAGCTGTCGCCTGAGCAGGCTAAGTTTCTGGACCGGATCAACCACGAGGGGGGCATCGCGCTTTGTGCCCGCAGCGTTGATGACGTGATAGCTGGTTTGGGCATGGAAAGCCGGGTTATGTTTTCGAAGGGGAGGCTGTAAAGTGAACGAATCTCCGTGGTTGTTCGGGTGGAAGGAGATCGGTCAACGACTACGAGTTAACGCCGTCACAGCGAGGCGCTGGCATAAAAAATATAAAATGCCGGTTGTTCGTACACCGGACGGCAGGCCGATGCAACTGCCAGAAATAATTGACGAATGGATTATACAGTATAATAAAATTAAAAATGCAAGAAAAAAAAATCAACATGATCGCATAAAGTCGTCAAACAATACCCAAACGATACCATGAGTACACCCAAACGATACCATGAGGATACCTTGAGGATACCCCCCCTACAGTTGACAAATATCAAACAACAGTTGAGACTCTGCCATGGACGACGATAAAGCGGAAATAGGCAGGCTGGCAGCAGAGGCGACAAACAAAATGTGCCGCAAAATGCTGGAAAAGCGCAAGGCCGGGATTGACAAGGCCATGCTGCGGATCTCTCAAGCCATGGACGCCAAGAAAGTAAGTTATTTTCAAAAAGACGGCATCGTCACGGATCAGCGCGACGACATAGACCACAGCATCCGGCTGACCAGCGCAAAGATGGTGACTGATATCTACGACGTCATGCCTGCCAAAAAGCATGAGGTTAAGCACGACGCGACTGGCAACATGATGAGCGCGGTGGTTAAGGTTTTGAGCGACAAAGGGAAAAATGGCCGAACCGGCAATAAATAATAATCTGCAATACCAAGCCTATGAATGCCTCCGGGTGTTCAAATCGTTTTTCTTTTTCATCCTCCGGTATTGTTGGATCGAGGATAAGACCGTCGGCGAAGCGATCCCGTTCAAGCTCTGGCCGTCGCAGGTCCGTGTGATCAAGAAAATCCTCAGATCCCGGCTGATGATCAACCTCAAGGCCCGCCAACTTGGAATTACCTGGATTTATGCAGCCTACGTGTTGTGGCGCTGTATCACCCGGGCGCATTTCCTGGCCGTCATCATCAGCGCAAAGGAAGATTGGGCCGTTGAGTTCCTGGACCGTGTCCGCTTCATCCGGAACCGCCTGCCCGCCTGGATGTGTCCGCCATGCGACAAGGACGGCGCGCAGCACATGCGGTTTATCCATGAGTACGGCGACAACGGCAAGCCGCTGGTTTACAGCGAGATCAAGAGCTTGGCCACGACCGTTGAGGGCGCTCAAAGCAAGACCCCTGACGCGCTCATCATGGACGAGACGAGCCGAAACCGGTATGCCCGCCAAATTTACAGCAGTTCAAAGCCCGGCATCGACAAAGCCGGCGGCATCATCCACATCATCAGCAACAGCCACAAGGACGGCACAGGATGGGGATGGACAAGGCGCGTTTATGTGGACGCCATGAAGGGTAAGAACGGGTTTGACCGTGTTTTTCAGCCCTGGTGGGACTGCCCGGAGCGGCCGAAGAATTTCCGAACCATCCAGTTGAGCGAGGGTATGGATGAGGAGGATTTCAGCCAACAATATCCGGAAAGCGAGGGCGAGGCCATCAGCCCGCAGTCCGGGTCATACTTTGGCAAGACCCTGGCCCGGCACTCACAGACCGTTGAGGCGGCCAAAGGGATCACCGGCCGTATTATCCAAACCAAAGCCAAAGATCACGAATTCGAGCCCGACAACAAGGGCATCGTTGAGCTGTGGCGGTACCCCTATCACCTGGTTGACGGATGGGATAAACACCACTGGACGCGGCGGTACTGCATCGGCAGCGACATCAGCGAGGGGCTGGGGCAATCGTACAGCGTGGCGTATGTCATGGACCGGCATTTGGACGAGCTGGTCTGTCGGATCAGATCCAACCGCGTTGACGCGGCGGAATGGGCAAAGATCCTGTTTTGGACAGCCCGGTATTACGGATTTTATGACGAGGCAGGCCAGCGTATCGATGCGTTGATATGCGTTGAGCGGACAGGCGCCGGACAGACGACGGTGAAAGAGCTGAAGAAGCTGGGGGCCAATCAATACGTCAAGCTGGACTCCGGAAAGCTGGGCTCGGAGGTTACGCACCAGTTTGGATGGTCGGAGACAGAGCAGGCTAAACATGAGCTGTGCGGGGATCTCAAAACGTGGTTCAGGGCGACCAAGGGCGGTTTTTATTGCCCGGTACTTTTGGACGAGGCATCAACCACGATCCGGATGGACAGCGGTAAGCTGGGGCCGCAGGACGATCAAACGCTATGGGATTCAGTTGTGGCCGCAGGCTGCACCATCCAGGCGTCAAACTTCATGGGCGAGCCTGCCAAGCGGATACCGCACGCAGTCAAAGGCTGGCGAAAACGGATAGCCAGCGGGAAGGAGAGAGACCCATGGGCGATGTGAAACGGGTGAGTCAGGGGGCCGTATTGCCGAACAAGGAGCGGATAGCCGCAGAGGTCGCAAGCTTGCGCGACTTCGTGGACAACTTCAATCACGCGTCCAAGCTGGCACTGCGGAACGGTTTGTTCCGGCAACTGGACAGCGCCGATGTGTTCACAACCCGGGTGGACGGGTGGGAGTTCGGTTACAAACTGGAAGAGCTGCCAGGCGGCATGATGCGGCGCAAGGTGTTTGTCAAAGTTCATGACGCCCGGTTATCCGAGGTGGACTATGCCGAGATGCGCGAGGTTTTAGCGACCGTGTTTGATGCAGCCCTGGACACCGGCGCGCCCACCGAGATTGAGCAGATCGCGCCGGACTGCATGATGATCCAGCAGGCGTTTCAGGTCATGTTTTGGCAGGAGCGCAACCCGAACCTGATTGTCCCGGGAAACCCTAACAGCAGGATGGTGGTCTGATGGAAATAATAGACCTGGGCCTGATTCAGTCCGACCAGAGCGTTGAACAGAAGGTGATCGAGGTTTACGAGACGCTTAAGTTGTTCAAAGATGCCCATGAGCGCCAGGAATGGATCAGGCGCCGGACAGAGTGCTGGGACGCGATCGAAAACAGGCTGTTCGACGACAAGACCGAAGCTGAGATGAGGAAGCAAGGCCAGATCCCCCTACCCATCAATAAGCTGGTCAAGGGTGTGCAGGGCCTGAGCGCCATGGTCACGGATCAGAAACCGCAGATCCAGTTTTTACCTGTCGGCTCGGGGGATCTATACGTCGCCGAGCTGTTAAAGCGCAGGTTTGACCTGATTTGGGAGCGCAACGAGGGCAACGACACCACGTATGAGGTCGTTGAGGAGTGCAGCATCGGGGCGCATGGATTTTTCAGCGCCCGGCTGGACAAGAGCAAGAGCCCGTTTGGCCGTGTGGTGTTCGAGGCCGACGACCCGGAAGATATTTTCTGGGATAAGGACAGCCGCAAGCGGGACTATTCCGACACCGACCTGATCAAGGCCAAGAAACGGGATCGGCAATATATCCGCGATAATTACGGCGACCTTGAGGACGGCGATATTTATTTCAACCCGGGTTTAACCAAGGGCGACGAGGAGACCGTGAGCACCGGTCTGACCACGGGCGACAATTACGCCGACGGGTTAAAAGACCCTGTATCACCCGAGGTCAAGGCCCGGCAGAAAATCATATGGGAGATCGAAGCGTGGATGCTCAAGACCCGGGAGGAGGACTGGTTATACCAGGTTGATGAGCGCGGAAACATCCAGTCAAAGCGGGTTGAACAGGGTCAAGGCCTGCCAAAAGGGGTCAAAACCGGCGACGAGGTCGAGCCCGGCGTGATCTATTGGCGGCGCAAGGTCACGAAGCGGATACAGCGGATCATTGTCGGAAAGAAACTGGTCGAGGAGAAGGAAAACCCCTACGGCACGGATCAGGACGGCGAGCCCATCATTCACCTGGTTGGCCTGAAGGCCCAGAGAACCAAGAACGCCTACGCCATGAGCCCGACCATGTACGCCCTGCCGATCAACAAGGAGAAGATCAAGCGGAGAGCGCAGGCCATCCATGCGGCCAGCCATATGGTCAATGCGCCGATTGTCCGGCCGGCAGGGAAAACCCGATGGGAGGGCGAGCCTGGAACCGCAGGCAGCGAGTTGATTGTCGATCCGAACAGCCCGTGGATACCAACCAGGCTGCCGAGCGGGTCCATGGACGC